CCTTGCATTCCGTCTTTTGCACGTTTAACGGCTATCTGGCTGTTATAGTCTTCGCCTGTTTCAAATGCAGTTGCAAGTTTTCCTATATGTAAGTCTGCAATATCAATTACAAGTAAATGCGTATCCTCGCTTTTTATTGTTTCTATTGCGTGGTATTTCGGAGCGTATAACTTTACTTCTTTTATACATTCGTCTTTTATCCTTTGAATTGCGTTTAGTTCTTCTTGTTTAAAGTTTGGGTTCTTAAAAAATAAACTTGCTTGTTTTGTTTTTAGCCAACCGTGTTTTACATCTTTGTCATCAACTCCAGCTTCGTCTGTTGCGGTTTTTATTCCACGATACTGCATAAGTATTTCGATTTCGTCTTGTTTTAGTCGAAACCTTGCGCTGTTATTTTTCATAAAAAATTTAGATTAATGATTGTTTTGCGTACTTCCATAAGAACGAAAGTAGTAAACCTATTCCAACCCCAACAAATAATAAATTTAAATTTCCTTTTGGTCGGTTCTTTTTGCCTTCAGCTTTAGCTTGTGCTTTTTCAACTACCTTGTCTTTGTAGATAGTTTTTATCTTTATTTTGTATTCACGTTTTAATTGTATTCGTGTTTTTGGAACGTAAACATTCTTGTATTTTATAACCGTGTCTTTAGTGCTTATAAACTTTTCCCAAACTATTGTGTCGTTTACAATAACCGGAATACTATCTAAAGTTGTAATACGAATTGTGTCGCCTGTTTCTTCACAAACATAACCTTTCTTTATTGCTTTGTTCAGGTGAAATTGAGCCGAACACGAATAAAGTAAAATGCTAATAATTAGAATAAATAGTTTTCCCATTTTTTTTGCTTGCTTTTAATACTTGTTTACGATTTTTAGAACTATAACTAACGTGAACCCAAGACGGATTTTCATCGTTTCCAAACTCCCAAATAAGTTGGTCGAATTGTAATTTGTCTTTAATAAAATTAAAACCCTTTGCGCCTATTTGTAAGTCCATTGCTTCGCCTTTTGTATGTTGGCTTGTACTTGCGCCACCTATCATTTTATTAACCTGTAAACTACGAAAACCCGAACTAATTTTAATTGGTGTGTTTAGGTAAATTCTTAACGGTTCAAACACGTTTTCACACAAAAGTTTTGCGGACGCAATTTGCGACTCGTTCATTTCGTTATTAAGGCTGCGTAACGTTGCCAACCCTGAAGCTTGAAACTCTTTTAATGTAACGTGTGCGCTTAAATTCATTTTAACTTGTTTAAACCGTCTTTAACTTCTTTTGCTCGTGCAAATAATAACTTTGCGCTTTGCCAAATGTCTATTCCTTTAACAACTTTGTAATTTTCGTTTATACTCATTATTTCGATTGAAGCAAGTACCAACGCTAAAACTTTTGTAAGCATTAAAGGAACGGAAAAGAATTGTAAAATTATTTGGTTAAGAATAAAATAGTCTATAAGGTAAAACATAATAACCGTTAATTCGTATAAAAGTAATTTAGAAACTATTGCCGAAAGTTTACGCGATGTTATTTCTTGTTTTTGGTGTTTTGCTTTCCAAATTCCTGTTGCTGTGTCCGACAATATTAACGCAAATAAAAGTCCAAGTATTCCAGAAATAGGTAAAAAAAACGAAAAGCAAATTGTTATAAGTTTCAACGCTGAATTTTTAATTGTATAAAGTAATAAATAAAATTGTATTCTCATAACCCTAAATCTTCAAGTGCTTCCGTTAAACTAAAAGTTAAGTAAAAAAATAAAGTAACTCCTGCCAAATTAATGTAAAGTTCTGTTCCTTGAACCATTAAAGAAAACGAAGTTAAAAACCCTGCTATAAAATATAAACCTGCTAAATAATTACTTTTCATTTTATATTTAATTAACGTAACAACTATTTATACCAAATATTGAACTTGAACCTTGCGAGTTTGTTCCTATTACTTCTATGGTAATATAATTTCCCGAGTCGGGACTTGCTGTTAAATAAGTATTTCCCGTGTGTGGTGTTTGGTGAACTCCGTTTCGATACCATTTATATGTTAAAGTTGGTATCGGGTTTCCGTCCCATAAATTACTAATAATACTAATCGTGCCGCCAACACTTGTTTCTTCTGGTGTTAACTCGGGTTCAAATACATTTACAGGTGCAAATAAAAACTCTGTCGCAATAGCATTACTATTACCTTGTCCCGTGCCTACTGCATTAGTTCCATAGACTTTACAATTTATTTCCATATCTGCGTCTGCAATAAGCAAAGTATAAGTGTTATTTGTTGCTCCTACTATATTATCTCCTAACGTAACATTGTACCATTGATAAGTAAAACTTGTTGGTGAACCGCTCCATGTTCCGTTTGTAGTTGTAAGTACATCTCCAACATAAAAATTTGTTCCTGTTACAACAGGTGCTACTGTATTAACAGGTGCAGTTGCTGTTGCTCCAATAATATCAGTACGCCCTGCTGAACTTACTGCGTAAACTGAACCCCAACCAATAGCGTTAGTTGCACCTTGCCCCCAACCAATTGTATTGTTAGCTGCTCCGTCACCCCAACCGTTACTATTTGCCATTTTCTAATTTCTTTAAATAAGTTTTTAACTTTACGATGTTTACTTCTTTTGGTTTGTAAGTTTTTAAATGTACCATCCTGTATAATTATTATTAGTATCTGGAAACATATCGCTATTTGAATTTGTGTTGTATTCAGGAAACAAATTATTATTGTTACTTATGTAGTCAATAAAACGTTGTGTGTAGTGTTGTGCTATTTGTGTTTCCTTTTCAATTAAAAAGTCTATTTCGCTTTTTTCTACGCTCGTTGAATTTTCGGAATTGTGTTTGTAAACTCCTTTGTTTGAAATCGTGTAACAAGCAAACGGCAAATAATACTTCATTGCTAAATGAATAAGCATTGGCTTTAAATAAGTCGTTGTAAGCGTTAAATAATTACCCGACAACGTATTTGCTATGATGTCCGCTTTTATCTTGTTTAGAAGCTTCGTACCGGTGAAATTTTGCAAGTCTGTATCCTGTGCAATCTTAATATATTGAATAAAATTGTCCGTGTCAACGTTTCCGTTTAACGAAGTGAATTTAACTATGTCTTGTCTTGTGACTAAAAGTGCTTCTGCCATTATCGTGTTATTGTTCTTGGTGGTTGTGGGTTGCTGGGTAAAAATCCGTAGTTATCCATATCAACAGGACGTTTTGCAACGAGTTCTGGATTAGTAACTAAATAACCACTAATTGCGGCTTTTAATTGCCCTATTTTTTTTGCTTCATTTATATTAATTCCCTTTCCTAAAGGAACAACATAAACTTGTTTATTCCAACGGTGGTAACAATTTCCCCCGCCTTTGTATAAAAATATATCGTATGTCGGTGCGCCTTTCGGGCCCCATCCTTCGTTTACTGCTACGTCTTTCATTGCTACAATATCTTCTTTCCTGTATATTTTATTTGCGCTTATCATTTGAGTACAAAACGGTCTTGTTTTTTCATTTATTGCACCTACATATTTATAACGTACAATAAATTTCATTTGCTTAATTATCTTATCTTGTGCGCTTGTTATGTTTGGTCTTGCTTCTCCTGTACTAACCAAGTTTACAATTTTGCTTAGTAGACTTTGTTTGGGATCGCTGCTTAATAGTTCGTTTTCTTTATCGTCATTTTCGTAATCAACTTCTTTTTCGTCTATTAAAATCCAATTGTCTTGCGGTTCTTCGCCTAAATCAATCAATGGGTTTCTGTGTGCGCTTAATTCCGTTCCTGTTTCTTCTGCAACTTGTTCTGCGTTTTGCGTGTTTTCCAAGTCCGTAAATTCAAGTGGTTGTAAAGTCTTAAAAAATAACTTTAAAGCTACTCCGTTGTATGCTAATATGCTATCAAAAGCATCTAATATTTCTTCTTGGAACGGCCTAATAACCATATTGTCAAAAAGAATACTTGAATTTTTTAATTCTTCTGCGTTACTTGAAAAACCATTTGTTGAAGCAACTCCAAATAATAACGGACTTGTAATATTGTGTCCTAACATTATCTTGCGTAAACATTCTTCGCTTAAATACGTGTAGTGCTGTGGAGCGTCGTTTAAAGGTATGTCTTCAACCGTTGTTTTGCTTTCTGCGTTGTTGTTAAAAGCTACTATAACTTTTTGTCCGCGACTTCCTGTAAGTTTGTCAAGTACCTTGTTTGAAATTATTTGTTGTTGTTCATCTGTTGGAACTCCGTTATTAAAATTTACAACTTTTGTACCGCTAAATCCGTTCTGAACTTCGTTAATTAAATAGTCTGCAATTTCTTCTTCTAAAAGTGTATAAGGAACAGCGCCTTGATAGTCTGGATAAGCGTAATATTTCATTCCAACCGAATAAGGTTTTGAATAAAGTATTTCTATTTTTTCTTTGCTATACCCAAAAGCGTTAAATCTAATTGGTGCAAACTTCTTTGTATCGTCCCAATTATCAGAATAGTAATAACCTGTTATTTGTCCGTCTTTATCGCATTTTTCAGCTCGTAATAAATTAACCGGTATATGATATGCTTTTAATATTTTGTCGTGCTTGTCGTTGTAGTGTACTTGAATAGCAAATTGTCCAAACATTTTTCTATCCAAAACCATTTTTCTAACGTCTTCTTTGTGGAATAAAGACATCATTTGTGCGTACTCGTTTGGCTTTTTATTAGCGTCTAATGCACTTAAACCTTTTCCGTAAATTAATCGTGCTACGTTGTTTATAATAGCGTTATTCGTTGTTGAATTGCTGTATCTCTCAATTAAAAATTGAAAGTATTGGTCTCCGTCTTCAGTTAAAAAGTCCACCCAATTTTCTCGGTTTGTTTCCGAAACTACAGGTGACGTATAAGCCGACAAATTAAGTACGTGTAAATTATTCATAAACTATAAATTCATTGGTTGTGGAATTAGAAACGTACTGATTGTTATTTACAGAAAACGTAACTAAAGGTTGTGCTGTGCAAAATACTTTATCTTTAAAAATTATGTTTGTGCCTACTCTTAAAACCAAAGTATAAGTATGTCCTTCAATTAATTCTAATACCGAAGTGTTAAAATTACCTTCAATTGTATTAACATACGCTCCTGTTGTTCTGTTAATAACTGCAATAGCAAATACTTCGTTTGTTTGCTCGTCTGTTATTTCCATAACATTCCAAGTGTCATTTCGTGGAATACAACTAAATGTTTGATTGCCCGAAGCAGGTGTCAATACTATCATATTAGTATAATTAAATATTCGTGTTTTTGTTCTTTTTTTAAGACAAAAAAAAAGCCGAACTATGAAGAACGGCTTTAAAAATAATTTTTTTAAATATTAAGAAGTAACTACTGTTCCGCCTGTAAATATTTTTGCTGCACCTACTAAATCAGTATCAGCATAAGGTGAACCAACGTTTAAATGATTTGCAGGAATTGCTTCTTGTCCTACAAGTGTCAAAGTATAACCGTTTAAATCACCCATTGCAGTACCGTTTGAAATTAAACCTGTAGTTACATCCATTCCGTGTTCTAAACCTGCAATAAAGAAATTGTTAGCGTTAGTCTTAATTACTACGTGTGGACGACCCCAAGCAAGTAATTTCATTTGCTTTGTAGTTGTTGCATCTAAACCTTTAATTGTAAAAGTTAAAGTTTGTTCTGCAAAAGTAGTTCCGTTTTCACGTGAACTTGTAATTGTTTGTTCAAAAGAATTTGTGCCTTTTAAGTCGTACTTATACAAATTCATAGTTCCGGCAATAGTCGTTATTCTATCTGAATTATCAGTATCAACAGTTCCGTAAGTGATTAAACCTAAATCTCCGTATTTAATAAAGTAAATTGACTTTATACCGCCTACAAATTCTTTACAAACTTCAGCTCTACCGTGTGTTAATAAACAAGCCATTTTGTTTTGTTTTTAATTGTGAATAAAATAAAGCGCAGTTGCCTACGCTTTTTATTTAATGTTATACTCCGTAAAGAACTACGTCTGAACCGATACCATATTGAACCGCTCCATTGTAACGCATAATTACACGAACATTTTGTGAACCGTCTATATCAGCCATATCAATTACTTTAACAAGTGAATTGTCATTTAAAAGTCCGCAACCAAAATAAAGGTTGTCTACAGTTGTTGCAACCATATTGTTTGCTCCAAGTCCGTTAGCCATAAAAATTGGAATACCGTCGTAAGATAAACTTCCGTTTGTGTACCATTGCGTTCCTTGTGTGTTAACTCCGTTTGCTCCTAATCCACTCGCTCCAAAACCACCCAATGCACGAACGTACAATTTAGCAATCTTTTGAGAAACATAAATTCTTAAATTTTCGTTTCCGTAAAGTGCTGCTGGAATAGCATCTACTGTTCTTCCAATTTCGCCAATTACAGTTGTTGCGTCTAAAGTTGTTGTTAATGGGTTTAGTACGTCAATAACGTCTGAGTCATTTAACATCAAAGTTTTAAATCCTGCAAATTCTCCTGCTGTTGCGTTTGTTCCGTTCCAAATTGTTGTCTCAATTTTAGCTGCTACTTTAGCCGCTACGTGTGCAATTAAAAAGTCTGAAAAAGATTTTGGCAACGTTTTAAACGATGAATAACCCATTTCAGCCGATTGCCAAGATTGTGCCAAGTCTGACTTGCAAAGTTGTAAATTTACTTGAAACTCTTCTGTTGTTAATACTCTTTCTGTTAGTGTTATAGTTGATGAAGGCGTAAAGTCACAAGTTGCGTTTGCAACGATGTCACCTGTTGCAACTTTTTGCATAACTTGTTTGTAAGCAACGTTTGGAAGTATAGTTACTCCGCCTTGCTCAAGTGTTGGTGCGCTTAATAAAGCTGCTGCCAAATATTTACCCGCAAACTGACCTTCGTAAGTTGTGGTAATTGATGTTGTTGTACTTAAATTAATGTTTTTCATTGTATAAATTTTTAAAAATTAAACTGTTGTAAATGTAATTGCAGCTGCGGTTGTTCCTACTCCTGAAACATACCAATTAACGCCATCACAATTTAATGCAACAAAATCGCCAATTGTGTCAGCAGCGTGTGCAAAAGTAATTGTGTTTCTATTTGCTGAAGGTACGTTAACTGAATTAACAATTGCTCCACCTTGAATAACGTTTGAAGCCGCTACAATTGTCCAAGCCGTAGTTGCAAATAAAGCTTGTACTTGAAAACGGAAATTTACACCTGCTGAAGTTGCTACCGCAGGAAGTGTAATTTGTGCTCCTGCTGCTGCATTTAAAGATAAAAGTTTTCCAGAATCCGCTGCACTTAAAGTAGTTGCTGAACTAATTACTTGTGTTTGTAATACTTGACGTAAATCGTCATTTGATATTGAAATTAATGTTCCACTCATTTTTTTTTATTTTAAAATTGTTAATATTTATTTGTTTATTTTTTCTAAAATTGAATCCATAATTGAACGTGGTCTTTTACTTGCGTATTGGAAGTGTTCAACTTCATTCGTGTTTTCAGGGTTAAATGAAATTGGCGTGATGTCTGCAAGTTCGGTTACTTCGTTTGTAACTTCGTCAACTTTAGACAACTTTTCTAATTGTGCTTTTAACTCTATATTTTCGTTTGTTAATTTTTCTATTTCTGCAAAGAACGTTTCTTTAACTACGCTTTCAATTGTCTTTTTTGCTGTTGGTGTTGCTTCAGCTTCTACTTCAACTTCTACTTCTGGAGCTTCAACTTCTGGAGTAACTTCTTCTTCAGTTGGTGCGTCTTTTATTTCTAAAATAATTCCTTCAACTTCTACAACTAAAATACGTCCGTCTTCTAATTCATATTCTCCAACCGGAACAGGAATTTTTTGTTCGTCTTCAGTTATGATAAAAACTTCTTTGTCGGTTTCAAAAGTATCCGCTTCAAAAATTGTTATTCCGTCCATTAACTTCATTGTTTCCAATTTCACTTCCATTCCTAAAAGTGTTTTGATTTGATTAATTACGCTTGTTTTCATATTTCGTGTTTTTGGTTATATTTATATAATTTAATTGTTTATTTTTTGTTGTATTTTTAAATTAGATTGCGCCTATTCCTTGCGCTTGTAAACTACCGTCACAACATTTTATTGAGTACGTTTTTCCGTCTTTACATAGGCAACCACGTTGACCGCCTTTTGGACTTGTTTTGGCTTGTGCTACTTTTTTTGTTATTTTTTTACTCATTGTTTGTATTTTTTTAGTGCTTCTGTAACCCACGACTGTATTCAAGAACGCAGTTCTCTTAAAAAAGGTATTACACCTTAATATAAAGTTAAAGTTCGTTAAATCGCATTAAAACCGTATTAAATCGCATTTCGTGTTTT